TACTGGGACCCCACCTATCCTTCTCCCACCACATCGAGTTCCCGTCATACAGATCTTGTATGACCTCTATCAACTCGGCTGCTGTGATATAACCTTGGGGTTCTGAAACCTCTCCTCTTTCTGTGATATAAGCTACCTCACAGGTATCCTCATCACTGTAGGTTCCTTCCCCTTGGATAATCGACAGCACCTTAGTACCCACCTTAAGGTGTATTCGATTAATCTTGTCCAAAGGTTTCACCTCCCTTTTAGATTGGAGTTGTCCTGTCCACCGCTTGACCAGATCTCGGGCCTCGTTTTACTTAGAGCTCTTCATTGTGATCGTGAACCACACTCAGATTTTCCGTATCTGAGTTCCAGACAAACTCGCCTGTTGCGATACGTCTCTGTACCTCGGCGTTGATGGCCTTGACGTACTTCCGACCATTATTAACCGTATCCTGGGATTTCAGGTATCCGTTGATGGCTTTGAGAGTTTCCTCGTCACCGAGGGATTTCTGTGCATCCTCGATCGAATCCACCTTGCGATAGAACGAGGGAATCCCCTTGGCCTTGTCCACACTCACCTTGATCTTGATTGTCGTCATCTTGGACCTCCGATTTTAGTTATAGTTCGTTTGTACTCCCTGGATATATCCACTCCTTGTCTGCGTATGATCCATCATTTAGATATACTACCCATGCATCCTGAGTGCCATCCTCATCACCCATATTTATTCGTTCGATGAGGCCTAGTACGTTCCCTTCTGGGTCACAGATTTCTATCCCGAGATGACAAGGGTTATACGAACACTCCCTTAAGTAAGGATAGCCATCCATCTCTCCCAAGAAGTTATTACGAGATGTCCTGATTGTAGTTTGGTTAAGACCCATTTCGATAGTCCTTTCCCAAACCGGAGGCCCAAGATCTGGCCGTTCCTATTTGTATACTTTTCCCGTCTTGCGATGGACCGGACGGTCTCCCGCCCGTAGGTGTCATGTTGCCCCGAGCCGGGGACACTCACCTACCTTATATTTGTTTGGTTGCGGATTTTTCCAGATTTTCCCCCAATCCGTTTTGTGGTTTCCGGTTTCCGGTTAATCCGGTTTCCGGTTGTGCATTTCCTTGACTTGATATAATATACGAACTTCCGACCGACCCACCAAATTTTTAAGTCTGTGTTTTTATTGGAGTTACAACCTTTTTTTCCCGAAACCATATGGTAGTAAGTAGTTTCAGCACCTAAGTCGTTTATAAACAAAGACTTACGCCATTATTATCTGAACTTATACCATGTATAAATTTGAAAAAAGTTGATCCAAAACGAAGTAGGCTTTGTTGGGACGAAATAGTAAATCTTTGGTGTATCTACCACGAAATAGGATTATCTCGACCCACGTAGTATTACGACGAACGATGTGGGCTTAAGCAGTACTGCGTGGACCTACATCCGCCAATTTGCCCCCGAGTGGTATTTCTTAGTGGGGGGTATGCTTCCTTGGTACTAGCTGCTACTACTTAGTACTAAGACGCATCTCCAGACGGACCTTCCACCATAGAAAAGATGGTCTAAAGGAGGGAGATGGAGGAATAAGTGACTAAAATTTCATTATGAAAGTTTAAGGAGTCTCGGGTCTGAAATATTAGACTTCCGTGGGTCTTAATTAGACGAACCTAGACATAAAAATGGCCATGGACCCAGAAAATAGCTTGACTTTGGTCCAGAAATGTGGTACATTCTAGTAGAGTGATAGATGTGGAAGGAAAGGTCTTGATTCGTAAGAGGTGGTCTGATGGGCCGTGGACACAATAAAGATCCGCAAATGCTTAAGATGTACCTGCAGCAGATGGTTTTGGCCCAGATAGGGGGATTGGACCATGTAACCATCGGCAAGCTGGTGAATCTAAGTGCCGGGACAGTAGGGAAGGTCCTGAAGACCTTAGAAGCCAAGCGAATGCGTGCGGATATGATGGAGAAGAGGGACCGAGATTTCCATGACAAGGCTATGGACAGAATTATGGCTGTACAGGGCGATATGTCCGAGATTGTTATTAACATCGCCCATCATGCAGAGAATGACAGAGTTAGGCTCTCGGCTGCGATCGACATGCTGGACCGTGGGGCTACGAAAGTTAAGGAAGAGAAGGTTACTGATGACTCACCCTTTATTCAGGTTAATATAGCTAACATCGAGACGAAGCACACCGAAGGCCTTATGCCCACAAATCTTGTCGAGGGCGTAATGCCTGTTGAAGCCATCTTTCAAGAGGAGGTGATAGATTCCAATGGCAAAAGTAACAGGAGCATCGAAGGAGAGCACACCCTCAACGGGGCAGAAGATCAACAAGGACGGGAAGACAGCAGCTCTATTGGGGGCAGCTCTGAGGGAAGGGCAGAGCAAGATCGGATCGCAGGTGATCAGCAAGAAGTAGGAGGTGAGGATGGAGAAACGATGTTTAATGACCTCATTTCCCAATCTCCCACTGGCTACGATGGTGGGCAATTTCCCAACTTCATTGATCCTGAGGAGGAGGGATGAGTGTTCAAAGTAGAATCCCTGGTTCCTTGAGTCAAAAAATAATTGACTCGGGTGTATCGTCAGGAAGAACAGACGCTGCAAAGAGAACTGGTACTTCAGAAGGTCTTAAGCATAAGGGAACCGATGAGCGAAGAAACGTTTCGGCTATTGACGTCCTCATCCGGTTTAACCGGCCAGGAAGGTAAGTCTTTAAAATCTATCTCGCCGGAAGAATGGGCGAAGCGCTGGCCTAATTTTCCACCAAGCGAGTTTAGATGCAAAGGGCTTGAATGTCAAGATAAGTTCTTCGTTCATGTCTCATCAGATTTTCTAGACAGACTGCAGGCTGCGAGGAACGACTACGGGAAGCCGATGGTAGTCGATTCTGGTGGGAGATGTTCACTGTATAATCTTGACCTGCGAAAGCGGGGTTACAAATCTGTCGATGGTTCGGCACACACCATGACAGAGGATCAGCCGTGCGAGGCTGCAGATATAATCTGTCGCCATAGCTCAGTTCGTGATGAGATGGTTCGTGCTTTGCTCGAGTACTTTGACAGAATGGGCATAGCAAATACCTTCCTTCATGTAGACTCAGATACAGAGAAACCACAGGATGTGATATGGGTCTACTCGTAAGTAAACTTTCAACATGAAACTTTACAAAGGAGGCTTTAGTAAGATGAATCGGCTGAAGCAAAACGCAGGCGTGGGAGCACTTATGCTCGTCATTGCCTTTGTCGTAATGGGAGCTTATCGCGACCATGATATTGACTGGAAGCCGCAGCATCACTTCATCCCTGCGACAGATTTCCACACCACGATCACAGAGGGCACACCTAATACGCGTGTGTCTGCTAATGGTGGGGGACAGCAAGTGGAGCTTACGACCATCGGAATCGATGCAGTGTCGATGGCTACTGGAGATTTCATCGCAACTTATCGACCCTTCTGGCCGGATGTGAATAGGAACTATCCGCTAGGAATGAGGGTCTGGTGGACTTCGAATTCTGCTGCGACTGATGGCAGTATTGATTGGATCGTAGGGCTGGAAGAAAAAGGTCACGGGGCTGCCCTTGAGGCAATTACTGGCCTCGCTGATCAAATCACTATGGATGCAGATGCTATGAGTGAAGCTACTGCTCTTATCGTCCAGCATACTAACTGGGACACGCTGAGTTCGACTGCCATCGGAACATACAATCACGGCACTATGATGCAGATTAGTGTCGAGTTGGATGACTCTGGAGATGCTTCGGCTGACGAGGTTCATTTCTTGGGCGTAGAGTTTGCTTATGTGCCCAATCGGACCTACGGAGCAGGGTCAAGGCGACTTAGTAGTGTCTCAATCGCATCAGCTAATGGATCAGCTGGTATTAACCTGGGCCGACGGCCCTAACGAAGATAACGTACCAAGGAACTAGGTGTCTATGCCCATTGCTGAAGGTATCAAGTGGCCCAGCATATACCCACACCAAAGGGACTTTGTCTTTAACACAGCTCCTTATCCTGCACTATGGGGATCATGGGGCTCTGCTAAGACTTGGGCTTTGGTAATGCGATGCTTGATACTTTCTGTAGACACCGAGTTCTTTGGGGCTCTCTCGGGTAATAGAGGAGTCCTTGGGCGTCAGGTCGCAAAGGACCTCCGCGATACTACGCTCAAGGACTTCTTTGATTTACTTCCTCCTAAGTGGATTAAGAGATATAACCGAAGTGAGATGATAGTAGAACTTGATGGTGGAACAGAGATTATTCTTGCCCATTTCGATGAATTTAAAATCGGAGCTAACCTTGGATGGGTCGCTATAGACCAGATGGAAGAGGTTACAGCAGAGAGCTTCGAGAGGCTGCAAGGTCGAGTGCGTCTTACTAACCTTCGCGGCTTTGATAATGAAGGCATCCCCAAGACACTTAATTATCGTTCTGTCTTTGGAGTAGGAAATACTAATGGACGAGCTAGTTGGCAATATAAACGATGGGAGCAGAATAGACTTAACTTCCTCAAGCAAGAAAAGTTCGATCCTCGCTTTTGGACCCACCCTCCTCTTACCCTTTACGACAACCCTGCTTTGCCCGACGATTATGTCCAGAACCTCGAAGAGACTCTCTCGGCCAAGAAGTTTCGCATCTATGGCCTCGGTTCCTGGGAAGCGTTGGAGGGGGTTATATTAGAGGATTGGGAAGAAACAAGCTGTGTTAATAAGGTTAATATCGTTCCTGCTTCGTACTGGAGAAAGTATTGTTGCATAGATCACGCTAATGCCTCTGGAATTAAAGCCGCGGTATGGTTGGCCATAGATGATGCATGGAATTGTCTCGTCTATGACGAGCTATATGGCAAGGAAATGCAATTAGAGGACTTTATAAAGGGCGTGAGGGCAAAGCTTGTGCAGCATGAGCGCGAGATGGCTGAGTGGGAAGGAAGAAGAGCAGAGGGAATCGAGAATATTACCCTTTGGCCTTGTGATCCTTCGATGTATAGGAAGACTGAGGATAATGCAACGCTGAATGTTATGCAATCTTATGGGCAAGAGGCTTCGAGACAGAGGTTTTCTATGCCCCTTTACCCGGCAGGTAACGATATAGACGCTGGGATTGACAAGATTAACTGGCTTCTACGAAATAATCAGAAAGATAGGCAGAATTTGCCCTACATGCGAGTTAATCCTCGGTGTAAGAACTGGAGATCAATTGCTGGTGCCTGGGTTTATGACGAAAAGACTGGTAAACCCAAAGATGGGCAAGATGATCACGAGATGGATGCTACGAAATACGGAATCCACACTATCTATGTCGGTGATTTCTTACTCAACAAGATTAATACTGAAAATGAAAGGAGTAGAGAAGAGCAAATAATCTATGATTTTCAAGACTCTTCTCATCCTAATGATCTTAACGACTATCTACTCGACCTCTCCGATATTGGTATGGGGGTGGGAGTATGACGGAAGCCCTGCTTGTTATTCTCCTGTCTGTCCAGAGCCTATTGCTCCTTGGTCTTGGCGCAAGCCTAGTTTACATATTGTTTTGGCTGAGGAGGGACCAACAGCATATGCTGACGATGATAATCTCGATTATAAATTCGAGGGCTGCCAGTATAGCTACCGGACTTACAATTAGTAGGGAGGAAAGACCAAAGAAGGGTGTGAGTAGGAAGGTGGAGGAGAACGGTCATATGCCAACTAGTGCGTCAGAGCTGCACGATGCTGCGATAGCCACAGGACAGGTAGATGCAAATACTCTAGCAGAATTGGGGATAGAGACGATTTTTGAGGACGAGAGGGATAAGACATAGATGGCCACTACCTTTGCTGAGGTTCAAAAGACCAAGAATGGGTGGGACAAGTTAGATGATTCAGAATTGGTAGGGATGATTGAGAGAAGGTATGAGGTTTGGCTTGATCAGACTAAGGATCTGCGAAGACAATGGAGACTAAATACCCTGTTTATGCGGGGGATACAGTGGGCTGTTTACGACCCTTCGGGACGGGTTATTGTGCCGAAGCCTCCACCTGGAAAGGTTCGGATTACGAAGAATCTGATGAAGCCCTGGGCATTAGACATCGAGGCTAAGTTTGATTTACTTTTTCCTACATTTGATGTCGTGCCCAATTCTCCAAATCAGGAGGATAAAGATGCTGCCATTGTTGGAGAGGATACTGGCCAGCACTATTGGCGACTGCTTAAGTTTAGATCACGTCGTAGGCAGACAGTTCGTAATTGTCTTAACCATGGTGGCTGTCTCGCTATTCTTGATTGGGACGAGACTGTGGGTCCAAGGTTCCTTCGCACAGGCCAAATTGTTGATCCTACCGGAGAACCATTTCAGGAGATAGAAACCGATGGGGATGTTACCCTTGAGATCTATACCCATTTTAAATGGTTCTGTGATGAAATACCAGGAGAGTTAGATAGTAAGTCTTGGCTTGGAACAGCTAACTGGATGACGATGGACAAGATCGCGGCTACTTTTGCAGAGGGTGGAGATGTCGAACCAGAGAAATTTTCAAAGCCTCTTGATGATACTCTTGAAGCTCTTCAGCAGGCTCAAGGTCCTGGACAGGCTATGCGACAGGACTACCGTGTTCCTGGCAGTACTGTGTTTAAATGGTACATGCCTCCTCAAGATTCTGTCCATGATGGACTCGTTGTCTACACTGCAGGAAAGAAGGTTTTACAGAGAAAACCTTGGCCAGCAGCCTTTGCTAAGCTCACTGGATTCCCCGCTGTTAAATACGATTGGTATCTCTCCCCTGAGCAGTTTAGGGGCCAGGCTCCAGTGGAAGATCAGATTCCTCTTCAACGTGAGATTAATATTACGTCTACACAGATTATTCAAAACAAAAACGCTATGGCAGTATTGAAGTATCTGGTACCTATAGGATCTGGTGTAGATACTATTAACGACATCGCAGGGCAGTTGATTAGACATACGCCCAATCTTCCACCATCTTATCTTCAACCTCCAACTATACCAGCTTATGTCTTCAAACACGCAAACGATACGATCGAAGCACTCGAGGATGTGCAGATGCTACATCGCCCTTCAAAGGGAAAGGTTCCCCCAGGGGTCAAGAGTGGTGTTGGAATTAATCTGTTACAAGAGCAGGATGATCGTCCGCTTAGTATCCCTGAGGCAGATATTCACGAACAAGATTCTCTCTTGTTCCGTAAGATTCTCCAGATCGTCTCAGTGGCTGTTGAGGAAGAGCGTTTCCTGCAATTTGTGGGTAGAAATAAACGTGTTCAAGTCAAGGCGTTCAAGGGATCAGATTTGCGTAACAACACGAATATACATCTGAGCGTTGTAGAAGGTGCTACTAAGTCTAAGGCAGGCATCCAACAGATGCTCTTAGAATTCATCAGAGTAGGGGCTTTCAGGGACCCTAAAACCGGGGCAGTAGATACGCCCAAAGTTATGGAGGTGATGCGACACGCTATCCCTGGGATTTTGTATGAAGAAGCAACTGACAAGCATACAATCCTCCAGCGAGATGAAAACGACATTCTTTACCAACCTGAGGCCGACATTCCTATGCCTCAGGCTTGGGAAAACCATGTTCTGCATCTTTCTGAGCTGGAGGACGAAATGAATTCCATGCAGTGGAAGACTAAGGCGGCGAAGGACAAGAGAATCACCGAACGCTTCATCATTCACCGCACTATCCATCTGCAACTTTTTCAGGGCGGTTCTACTGGCCAACTCCCACCGACAGCTACAGGGGGCACTGAGCAAGCGCAGCCTGAGCCTACCGGCCAAGTCGCTGGGGCATGAGCTAGAAAGGGAACTAAGATGGGACGGTTAAGCAACAAGTGGTTGAAACAAGGAGATGGGACCCTATGGCCGATTCATGGTGGCAGCGATCCACCACCGGAGGATAATCCAGATCCTGCTGTGCCAGCCATCGAAGTTGATGGTAGACAGTATAGTCAGGAAGATGTTCAAGACCTGATCAATGGAAACATGATGCAGGCTGATTATACTAAGGGCAAGATGGCGCTAAGTAGAGACCAAGAGGCTTTGGCAAGGGAGAGGGCGCAGTTTGCAGCTGAGAGAGCTGTTCCTAAACCTGCAGAGTCTAGAGTAGCGGACCTTGAGGAAGAGTATCAAGATCCTGAGCTGAAAGCGGTTACGCAATCAGTGAAGGAGCTGACAGATGTGGTAAAGGGTCGTGAGGCGCGGGATCAAAAACGAGCTGAGGAGGATAGGCTTGCCCACATGAACTCACAGATAGACTTGGCTGTCGATAGGGCAGACGAGCTTATTAAGAGTGATTATAAGCTTGCTACCCTCAATGGCGTTGCTGCACAGATCCAGAATCACATCTATCGAGACGGTAAGGTTCCTACGGCTGCACAGGTCCAGGATATCGTTATTGCTCAGCACAGAGAAGTTGCTAATCGGGGTGGAAGCGTAAGAGAACACGTGGGTGATACTTCTCAAGGGGAGAGTACGAAAGAAGGTGCTGGTGTAGGTGACTCTCCTCCGTCTGAGAAACCGCCTGCCCGGCCGAACATCGATGACAGTGATGAGGTTGAAAAACACCTTGCTGCTTTCATTGAAGCTCGGAAAGACCAACCAGGTTTTTACACAGAATAGGAGGAAAAAGAAACGTGGCTGCTCTCACAATGTCCGCGTTTGACAACATTCTGAAGGAATTTTACCTTCCCCTGTTTGAGGAACAATTCAACAGGCAGACCGTGCTGATGGATGAGGTTATTCTTAAGCGCGACTCTGAGCATGTAGAAGGTAAAAATGCCTTCATTGCTGTCGAATGGGAGACGCTGGGAGGCACGGACTCAATTTCGGAAGAGGGAACTCTTCCTACTCCGGAGCCAGGAGATTACAATCGGCTTCAGATTGGGATGAAGTATCACTATGCACGCTTTCGAATTACCGGTCCAGTGATTGACGCTTCAGCCTCAGATCCTGGGGCCTTCGCTCCTGCCCTGCAGCGGGAGATGAAGAGCAAGATCACAAGCTTCTTGCGTCATGCGAATAGAATGATGTTTGGAGATAGTAGCGGTGCGCTTGCGCGTATCGACGACGCCTCTCCAGACACGACCTTGGGCGTAGATGCTGCATATGGCATCGCCAATGATGATAATGGAACTCTGTTCCTAACGCCCAATATGAACCTGACTTTCGCTTCTGCTAAGACTTCGGGAACGAATCGAGGTACAGCGAGAGTTACAGCAGTAAACAAGTCTACCGACATCATTACCGTTAATGCGGACCCTGGAGTCTCTAATAATGACTTTATCTTTAGAGAGAACTCATCTGATGATGGGACAGGGACCACTAAGGAGATGATGGGCTTGTTGGGTATTATCGATACCACAGACTTTGTTACGACCCTGCAGAATATTAATGGATCCACGGAGACGCGGTGGCAGGCACAGCACCGAACAGGATCGACAGCAGGGACGAACGAAGCATTGACTTTGCTTCGTATGCAGCTTCTGTGGGACGATGTAACCTTCAGTGGCGGTGGACAGCCGAAGTTCATTCTCTGCAACCAACGCACGGCACTCACCTACGCTATGATGGCGAAAAGGGAGAACATTACCACCAACAAGATGTCTCTGGACGGTGGTTGGTCTGGCCTCGATTTCAATGGTCAGGCTCCAGTAATTGCCGATGTGATGTGTCCTCCGAACAGGATGTTCTACGTCACTCCTGAGACCCTGCGACTTTACGAAATGGCAAGGCCTCAGTGGTTGGACAGAGGAACAGGAGTCTTGAAGCAGGTAGGTGACACGGATGTATTCCAGGCCACCTACTACTGGTATTCCGAGCTTGGCGTGAGCAATCGCGGGAAGAACGGAGTGCTGGAGGATATTACCGAACTGAGTTAAGGCACACTCTCGGTCGGACTGATCCTCCTCCGTGTGCCAATGGGCTGCTGGAGGGGAGATGGGAAACACGACGATCCCTCGTAGTTTCTTGCGATCTTCCCCTCCAGTAGTTCTAAAATTTCATAATGAAACTTTAAAAAGGGGAGAGTAGAATGATTCTTCGGGTAGATGAATGGATTTCTGGTGTGACAGACGACTCCGGATCTACAGCGAAAGCTACCTTGCCAGTGAATCCTATTGGGCATGAGAAGGTTATTCCTGTGGTGATTGTAGGCAAGGAGATCTTTATTTTAGATGATGGAAGTAAAAGGCCCTTTCTGTCCGGAATCACAGCGACTACGATTAACGTCCAGGCTATTACGACTAGTGCGCCCTATGTGATTGGACTGATGGATGTTAGTGGCACCGAATTGTTTGATCTTCAAGACACGGCAGCTAGTTAAATGGAGCAGAGAGTCTTACATGCGATTAAGGTCTCTAAGCTTATTGCAGTTGATGAGGAGACTGCTCTTGACAAAGCTGGCATGTATGGCTCTTTCGAGACCAGTAGTCAGTCCGCGGTCTCGTGGATGTTCTACCAACGCCCAATCTCTGATTTTGTCAAGCACAGCTTGGTAAGCGAAGAGAATCAACAAGGAGTGTGGCTTATATATGGGACGCTTAACCCAAATAAGGAACTCTATCTCGCCTGATGCGAGGGTGATCCTTACCAAGATGGATCATAAGCAGGGAAGGGCTGAGGAAAGAATATATGCCTCTGAGAGCCTTGACACTGATCATCCCAATGTAGAAAAGCGTTTTCTACAAGCTATCCACAAATGTAACCCCAGATTTGTGCTCTATTGGGAACTTCAGGTGTCAGGGGAACACAGGTGGCATGTTAAGCTCCATCGGACTGACTCACTTACAGATACACCTGAGCACGTTTTGCTTCTACTCTTTCCAGAAGGTGATGTCTTTGGAGAGTATGTTCCAATAGACCATAGGACAGTTGCTCGACTTGAGCAGATAATGATTTGGTCTCAAGATCCCGTGCAGTTCTTTCACGACCTAATGGACGAGAATAAAGAGGCGAAGAGAAGGAAAGATGCAGAGTATGAGCAAGCTGTTCTTGATTGGGGAAATTATTATAGAAGACTTTTTGCTCGCCTCGCTGATAATACTCCTGACTGCAGATGGAGCCCTGGGATAAGTAAGCTTCCTAGTGGGGGATACGAAGCAGGGCAGGCTCCTGTAAGTCGGCATATTACTAAGGCGGTTTAAATGCCAGCTAGGACTCTACCAGAAATCTTGACTGAGATTAGGACTTATCTCGACGATCCTGACGGAGATACGTTTACGTCAGACCAGCTGCTTGTGACCTTTAATAGGGCAATAGGCTATTACGACACTGTGCTTACTACTCAGGCCAAACAGATCTTTATGACCAATAAGGACATTACGCATGATGGTAGTGAGCTGCAACGAATCTTGCCCTACCTCCCTCGAATTGTTTCGATCGAGCGGACAAGCAGTTCTCCTCGGAGTGAGATCCATCCCATGTGGATGGGGTTTAAAGATAGATTTAAATACTTGGGATCGAGTATTCTTGACACGAACCTTGTTGACAGCTCGTACAACAGATACTATATCCAGAATAACCAGCTTGGATCACTACCAACCGTTGCATCAGGAACAGATCGTGTTTGGGTTGCATTGGCAACACCTCAGTTGCATTACGGAGAAGTTACGAGCTACACAACGAGCACCAAAGCCCTTGTAGTACAGGCTCTAGCTCCAAGTACAGATACTGAGCATCTAGGAGAGCTTATCTCTCAAGATGATTCTTATAATGAAATGCCCATTATCTTTCATTCTACCCGTGAGCTGAATACCGTAACTGATTATGCTCAAAGCACGCGTACTATGACTCTTGCCTTTACGCAGGAAACAGCACCTAGTCTTAATGATAACTATAGCATTCTTCCTCGTATACATCCAAACCATCAAGGAACCTTAATTTGGCATACAGTAAAGCTTCTCAGGGCCTCACAAGATGAGGACACTGGTGAAGCTCAGTCCCTTGAAAACGAGGCTAAACGAGAAATGCTCGCATACTACAGTGATCCCGCTTTGACTCAGGGAACGGAGTATGTAGACATGACCCAAGAGTGGACTCAATAAATGGCTTATGGAAACATTGCAGTAGGTACTAGTGCTACCGTGATCCTTGTAGCCAATCCTAAGCGTACCATGTTTCAGCTTTACCATGATGGAACATCTGCGGCTATATACCACGGAGAAAATAGTAGCGTGACAACTGCTAATGGTTATACTTTAGCTCAAACTGGAGAGTACAAAGACGAAACTACCATTGGGCGTAAGTGCTACCAAGGAGCTGTCTACGGTATTGTAGCTTCTTCTACAGAGGACCTACGCTACATTGAAAGAGAATAATGGCTAAGATTCCTCACAAGTGGATACATCGCCAGAGTATAGAGCATGGAGTCAATGACTCTGAGTTTGCAGGAAGTGTGGGTAAATCTCAAGTCTCGAAGGCGGTTAATTACGATCTTTCAAAATCTCAAGTCTTTGAGTCTCGAGGAGGAAGCCAAAAGACTTCTGCATCTGCAACAGCCGCGTCTGAGGTCGTTCACATGGTTGTTGAGTATAGGACTGTCTCTTCGGGTACCATTACTCGTAAGTTTTTGGTCTTTGCTGGAACTAAGCTTTACAACTATGATACCTCTGCTAAGACATATTCTACCCTTAAAACAGGGCTAGCAGGGGTGAAGCCGAGTGTTGCAGTGTTTAGAGATGACGCAGGATTAGATGTGATTTATTACTGTGATGGAACAAACTTTGACTTTTATGATGGGACAGGAATTACAAGCGTTCTTTCAAGCTTCCAAGGTGGAGCAGCAGGGGCTAAGATTCCTAGATACATCCATGCCCAACATGAGAGACTCTGGGCCGGAGGTGGAACCTGTGATCAGAACCGAATCTTTTATTCTCCTGGTAACCCTGCTCATGCAGAACAAACTTGGGGAACCCTCGATTATCTTACCTTCAGAGGTGTAGAACGCTTTACTGGTATTCATGACTTTTCAGACTATATTGCTGTAGGGACTGAGGACAGCATCTATATCATAACTGGAAGAGGCGGGCACTCAGAAGATCCGTATGTTCCAGTTCATGCTACACAAAAGATCGGTATCACCTCCCACTGGAGTATGGTGTCTCATGGAGGGTATCTCTACTTCGCCAATGCGGATGGGATACATATTGGGCGATTAAGAGCTGCATTGAAAGACCAGATGGAAACAGAGCTTATCTCCTTCAACATGGCTAATACCTTTGATGACATCAAAGACGGTGAATGGGATAATATTGAAGCAGTCTTCTTTGCTCCTAAAGAGCAGATATATTTCACGGTACAAACTACCTTGGCATCTAATCCAGATAAGATGCTGGTTCTATCAACCGCTCTTTCTAATCCTTCGATTGCTAAGCCCGACCGAGGTATTGATCATCGCTTTGTATGGGCAGGATACCATGAGGGCTTAGACTTTAACTCGATTGGAGTCATACGAGGTTCTGATGGAAAAAAGAAACTCTACGTCGGAGGATCTGATGGCTTTGTTCGAGAATACTATACCGATCATCTTGATGATAGAGCAAGTGATGGAACAGGAGGCAGTTCAGTTTCTTACGAACTCAGACCTCGAGAGGAAGACTTCGGGGGCCCAGGGAATAGGGCTCGAGTCTACGCAGTATACCCATCTATGCATATGAGAAAGAATAGTACAGCTCAGTTTGAGTATATTGTTAATCAAGCCCAAAGAAGGCCCTCGTCTGCTAAGACCATTACTCTTAGGGGAAATGTTCCCTATTTGCATCTAGTCGATACTACTGTGACCTCGACTATTGGATCTACTATCTTGACTGAGAAACCTCGTGCGACAGCTAAGCTCCGCGTAGGTGTGCAATGTAAATCTATCCTACCCATTTTCACTAATGTAGGAGGCTCAGTTGATGGAGAGGAGTATTCGTTTTCTGGTGTCTCTTATGAGATCCAGACTTTACAACGCAGTTCTTATACATGAGGTCTAGATGGCTATAACTATAGATGTAGGTACAGCCCATTCTGATGGAGACAGAAACTCTCCTACAGATTTTAATACTCGGTGGACTACGGTTAAGTCGAGCATTGAGGATGCCTTAAGCTTCCTAACCGAGATTACCGATGGTTGGAATGTAAAGACTACTAGTGATGCTGCTGGAGCTGTTAAGACTATGCTACAATTAGAGTGGGACCCATTAGATGGTAGTAATCTATCGGATAACACCTCTGGTATTGGCATCAACTTTATAATGCCAGATG